CGGGTCGAGGTCCTGGCCAGCGGCTTTGCCCAGCGCCACGCCCGTGTCCGTGCCCTGGACGAGCTGGCGCAGCTCCTCCTGGAGGACACCCTGGAGGGACTGCGCGGGATGAACGACAAGCGCTGGTTCGGTGCGGCCCAGGTCCGCGAGCTGCGCGGCCTCCTGGACGACCTGGCGGCCGAGATGGGTGAGCGAGTGAAGCGGGCGGACATCACCAGCGCCGGGAAGGCGATCAAGGCGTACACGGTGCTGGCCAGCCCCGATGACTGGGATGATGAACGATGAGACCCTTGCCCTGTTCAAGCCGCTGGAGTGGCAGATAGCGCCATGGAAGGACAAGTCGCCCATCCTGCTCCTGACGGGCAGCGCCGGCGGCGGCAAGAGCCGGCTGGCGGCGGAGAAGCTGCACGCCTTCTGCCTGAAGTACCCGGGGGCCATGGGCCTGATGCTGCGCAAGACGCGCGAGTCGATGGTCAACAGCACGGTGCTGTTCATGCAGCGCTCCATCATCGCCGAGGACCCGCGGGTGCAGTGTGTCCTGTCCAAGAGCCGGTTCGAGTATTGGAATGGGTCGATCCTGGCCTGGGGCGGCATGAAGGACGACGGGCAGCGGGAGCAGATCCGGTCCATCGGCCAGACGGGCGGTCTGGACATGGTCTGGATGGAGGAGGCGACGCGCTTTACCGAGGACGACTTGAACGAGGTCCTGGGCCGGATGCGCGGCCGCTCGGCCCCGTGGATGCAGGTGATGTTGTCCACCAACCCGGGCGCGCCGGCGCACTGGATCAAGAAGCGCCTCATCGACGGCGGGGAGGCTGCGGTTTACTACAGCCGGGCGGCGGACAACCCGCACAACCCGGCGGCCTACGTGGACAACTTGGGCCGGCTGACGGGCATCCTGGGCGAGCGGCTGCGCGAGGGGCGCTGGGTGCAGGCGGAGGGCGCCATCTACGGCGAGTTCCGCGACGAGCTGCACGTGGTAGAGCCGTTCCCGATCCCGGCCAACTGGCGGCGGCTTCGGAGCGTGGACTTTGGCTACACCAACCCATTCGTGTGCCAGTGGTGGGCGGTGGACAACGATGGGCGGATGTATCTCTACCGTGAGGTCTACATGAGCCGGCGCACGGTGCGGCGGCACACGGACCAGATCCTGGAGCTGAGCCAGGGGGAGGGGATCGAGGCGACGGTGGCGGACCACGACGCGGAGGACCGGGCGACGATGGCCGAGGGCGGCATCAAGACGGTGCCGGCGCAGAAGGCGGTGTCGCCCGGCCTGCAGGAGGTCATGAACCGGCTGAAGGTGGCGGGCGACGGCCGGCCGCGGTTGTTCCTCTTCCGCGGGGCGACGGTGGAGGTGGACCAGGCTCTCGAGGACGATAAGTTGCCGACCTCGACGCTGGAGGAGCTGCCCCTCTACCGCTGGGAGGACAAGGCCAAGAAAGAGGCGCCGGTCAAGGAGCACGACCACGGCATGGACGCCATGCGTTACGCGGCGATGTACTTCCGCAAGGGCCGGCCCAAGGCCCAGAGTATTCAGGGATGATACCTCGCGGAAGCGGGGGTGACTGAGGAGGGAACAACTATGGCAGGGTGGACGAACAGGGGCAAGTACCTCATCCTGGACAGCTATTTCAGGGGAGCAACGGACCCGACCAATTTCTACGTGGCACTGGTCACCAGCGCGGCCGCACCGACGCAGGACACGAACACGCTGAGCCAGCTGACCCAAATCGGGGCGGGCAACGGCTACACCGACGGCGGCTACCAGCTGAGCCGCAACAGCACGGACTTTGACTCGCTGGTCGAGGACGACACGGGCGACCAGGGCGAGCTGCAGATCAAGGACGTGGTCTGGACGGCCAGCGGCGGCCCGATCCCCAGCTCGGGGAGCGGCGCCCGGTACGCGGTGCTGACCGACGACAACGCGACGGTGGGCAGCCGGCAGGTGATCGCTTACTGGGACCTGGGCAGCGACCGAACGGTGAGCGATGGCCAGTCGCTGACGCTCCAGAACTGCGAGCTGGACTTGAACGAGAGCTAGGCTGGTGAACTGATGGCAGCGGGTGATACGCTTTTGCTTTTCACACCGTACAACAACGAGCCGCCGGCGGCGAACTATGCGACGCTGGACACGAGGAACGCAACGAACCCGATCCCGTGCCTCGATTTCGACGCCACGACCAACGAGAGTGCGGTGTTCACTGCCGTCATGCCGTATCACTACGGCGGCGGTGGCGTGACGGTGTACCTGCACTACGCCATGACCAGCGCGGTGGCCGATACGGTGGACTGGGACGTGGCCTGGGAGCTGATAGGCGACCAGGACCTGGACATCGACTCGGATTCCTTCGCTGCCGTCAACTCTGTGGACGACACGACGGTGCCGGGCACGTCGGGGCTCGTGGACGTGGTATCGGTAGCGTTTACCGACGGGGCGGACATGGACTCGGTTCTGGCGGGTGACGGGTTCCGACTCAAGGTCACGCGGGACGCGGCATCGGACGACGCGGCGGGGGATGCGGAGTTACTGTTCGTGGTGTTGCGGGAAACACCGGCGTAGGGGGTAGCGCGTGGCGAGGCTGTTTGCGTCGGCGTCCAGCGAATACCTGGAGATCGACAGCACGCCGGTGACGGCGGCGCCGTTCACGGTGGCGGGCTGGGCGTATTTCGGCTCGCTGACTGAGAATGCGGTCGCTATGGCCATAGCCGACAAGGACAGCGGGACGGCGTACTGGACGCTGCAATTTTACGGCACGCAGGCCGGCGACCCGGTGCTATGGCAGGCCAGATCGGGCGGGACCTACGCTCTGGCGATGTCCACGTCGGGATACAGCGCCGGGACGTGGCACCACCTGTGCGGGGTGGAAACAGCGTCGAATAGCCGGGCGGTATTCCTGGACGGCGGGAGCAAGGGGACCAACAGCGATACTGCCTCGCCGGCAGGTGCGGATCGCCTGAGCCTGGGGCGGGTGGGCGACAGCTCGCCGGGACTGTATCTGAACGGCGGCCTGGCCGAGGGGGCGATCTGGAACGTCGCGCTGACCGACGCCGAGGTGGCGCTGCTGGCACGGGGCTACAGCCCGCTGCTGGTACGGCCCGAGTCGCTGGTATTCTATGCGCCGCTCATCCGCGACACAGACGATGACCTGGTAGGCGGGCTGCAACTGACCGCCTACAACACGCCGAGCATTACGGCCCATCCGCGCATCATTTACCCCGGTCGCGTACAAATCGGGGTGCCGGCAGCGGGGGGCGGTGACGTCACCGTTGCACCCTCGTCGGCAGCGGCGGTCGGGGCGGGGTCCGATCCGGCGGTGGTGCTGGGCGGCGTAGCGGTGGCGCCGGCGGCGGCCGGGGCCGTTGGAGGGAGCGGCGCACCCTCCGTTGTGCTGGGCGGCATTACGCTGACGCCCGATGCATCGGGCGCTGTCGGGGGGGCGGTGGGCCCTGTGGTCGTGCTAGGCGCGACTGCCATCGCGCCGGCCGAGGCCTCGGCGGTCGGGGGGACGGCAGGGCCGGCCGTCGTCCTGGGCTCGGTGACGGTCACGCCGGCGGCGTCGGGAGCAGTGGCCGGGGAGGTTGACCCTGTTGTCGTGCTGGGGTCGGTGGCGATCGCGCCGACAGCTTGCGCGGCCGTGGCGACGGTGGTCGATCCTGCTGTCCTGGCCGGGGACATTATCATCACACCCGGGGCGGTGTCCACCGTGGCCGGCAGTGTGGCGCCGGCGATTGTGCTGGGGAGCGTGGCAATCGTCCCTGTCCCAACGGGGGCAGTCGCGGGCCGGGTGGACCCGGCGGTGGTGCTGGGGAGCCTGGTCCTGGCGACGGCGGCGGCCTCGGCGGTAGCGGCGTCGGTGGATCCGAACGTGCCGCTCGTGGGGGTGCTGGTCACGCCGGCGGCGGTTCACGCGGTGGCCGGGACTGCGGCGCCGGCGGTGGTGCTGGGCAGCGTAGCGGTGGCGCCGGGGGCTGGAGTGGCGATTGCCGGGGTGCTGCCCCCCACGGTGGTGCTGGGCAGCATGACGGTCACGCCCCCGACGGCAGCGACGGTGGTCGGCAGCGTGGCTCCCACGGTGACGCTGAGCGTGCTCTTCCAGGAGCTGGTCATGGCGGTGGCTTACGCCAAGATGGTCGAGGAACGCGCGGGTGCAGTGAAGAGGGAGCACGGCGGCACGAGCTACGTGTGCACGGTCCGTGAGGCGGAGGGGAAGCTCTGATGCTGGTTGACGAAGCCGACGTCCACGTGGGCGATGTGGGGACGGTGTTTCGGCTCGAGGTCCGCGACCAGGACGACGCTATCGTGGACGTCTCTGGGGCGACGACGATGAACATCACGTTCAAGAAGCCATCGGGAACGACGGCCGTCAAGACAGCCGTCCACGCTACCGATGGGACTGATGGCCTGATCCAGTATATCACGGTGAGCGGGGACATTGACGAGGCGGGGGTATGGCAGTACCAGGGCTTTATCGACCTGCCGGCGTGGGAGGGACACACGCTGCCCGTGGCGTTCCCGGTGCGGAGAAACCTGGCATGATAACCGACCTGGAACGTGCGTACGCGGCGCTATCCGGGAAACAGGCGCTGTACCAAATGCTGTGGAACTATTACAACGGTGACCAGCCTGTGGTGTACACCAACCAGCGGCTCAAGGATCTGTTCCAGGGAGTGGACGCCCGCTTCACGGAGAACTGGTGCGCCGTGGTGGTGGATGCGGTCCACGAGCGCCTGGAGCTGAAGGTGCCCCTCGTCGAGGACCAGGCTGCCCAGGATGCCTTGGATGGGATCTGGGCGGATCAGGATCTGGGGATCGAGTCGGACGACGCGCACCAGGCGGCGCTGGTGTGCGGCGAGGCGTTCTTTATCGTCTGGAAGGGCGAGGACGAGACGGCGCAGGCCTACTACAACGACCCGCGCCTGTGCCACGTGTTCTACGACGCGGAGAACCCGCACCAGGTGGCGTGGGCGGCCAAGTGGTGGGACGCGGAGGACGGAACGCGCCGGCTGACGCTCTACTATCCCGACCGACTCGAGTACTATGTGAGCAGGGTGAAGAAGGAGAACGTGTCCAGCGCCAAGGCGTTCATCCCCTGGCCGGAAGAGGAGAGCGCGCCCAACCCATTTGGCGAGGTGCCGGTCTTTCACTTCCGGACCGGGCGGCGGCCGACGAGTGAGATGACCAACGCGATCTCGCTGCAGAACGGGGTGAACAAGCTGCTCATCGACATGATGGTGGCCAGCGAGTTTGGGGCGTTCAAGCAGAAGTACGTCATCTCCAATGCCGATAACCTGGGCCAACTGAAGAACGCGGCGAACGAGATCTGGCTGATCCCGGCCGGCGACGGCGTCGGCCAGGCGGCGGCGGTGGGGGAGTTCAACGCTACGGAGCTGGGCAACTACCTGGGCGCCATCGACAACCTGTCCAACGCCATCGGGGTGATCACCAGGACGCCCCGGCACTATTTCTTCAGCCAGGGCGGCGACCCCTCGGGCGAGGCGCTGATCGCGATGGAGGCGCCGCTGAACAAGAAGGTGAAGCGGCGGATCGAGCGCTTCAGCGCCACCTGGCGGCGGGCCTTCGCGTTCCTGCTGACGGTGTCCGGCTATCCCACCGAGCCGGACGAGGTGACGGTGGAGTTCGAGCGGCCCGAGACGGTGCAGCCGCTGACGCAGGCGCAGGTGCGCCAGTTCGAGGTGGCGGCGGGCATCCCGCTGCACACGAGCCTGCGGCGCGAGGGCTGGAGCGACGCGGAACTGGAGCAGCTCGACGAGGACGCGGCGGCGGCGACGGTGACGGGCGAGCAGCTGGGCGACCGGCTGCTGGGTGCGTTTGACCGGGGACAGTGATGTGGGCCAGGGTGACCCTCCTTCCAGGGCGCAGGGCGAGGTCTTTGACGCGGCGGACCGCTTCCGGGCGGAGATGCTGCGCCGGGAGCGTGGGGCAGCGAGCGAGATGGTCCGCCACTACGGCCAGCTCTGGCGGCGGATCAAGGGCCGGATTGAGGCCCTCACGAAGCGGTACTACGCGGCGCTGGACGCCGGCGAGGCCACCAGCCCCGCGTGGCTATACCAGCTGGAGCGCTTGGCGGCCCTCCAGCAGCAGGTAGAAGAGGAGATGCGCGAGCTCGTGTCGGCGGCGGAGATCCGGGTCAGGGCAGAGCAGTACGAGGCGGTGCAGGCGGCGCAGCGGCATGCGGCGGCGATGCTGCGCGCCTCCCGTGTTTCCCGGGAAACAGCGAGGCTTGCCACGGGCTTTAACTGGCTGCCGCGCGAGGCTGTGCAGGAGCTGACGGGCTTTGCCTCCTCGGGGCCGCTGCGGGCGCTGCTGGGGGGCCTGGGGCGGGAGGCGAGCGAGGCCATCACGCGGGAGCTGGTGACGGGCATCGGCCTGGGGCTGAGCCCGCGAGAGGTGGCCAGGAACTGCCGCGCGGCGCTGGGGGGCAACCTGAGCCGGGCGCTGACGATCTCGCGGACGGAGACGCTGCGGGCCTACCGGGAGGCGACGCACCAGAGCTACGCGGCGAACGCGGACGTGGTGGAGGGCTGGGTCTGGTACTGCGGCAAGGACTCCAGGACGTGCGCCGCCTGCTGGGCGATGCACGGGACGGTGCACCCTATCACGGAGCGATTGGACGACCACCCGAACGGGAGGTGCGTGCAGGTGCCGCAGACGCGCATGCTGCCCCTCGACGTGGAGAGCGGCAGTGTGCTATTTGCCAGGCTGACGCCGGCGGAGCAGCTCAAGGTGCTGGGGCCGGGAAAATTCAAGGCCTGGCAAGAGGGGAAACTAGACCTTCAAGACCTGGTGACGCAAAAGCAAGACCGGCTCTGGGGATCGATGCGTCACGAAAGCTCTCTGCGCGACGCGCTTGAGCGCGCTGAACGGAGGCCTCGTCCAGGGACGTTCACGGATCTGCGAGTAGCAGAACGATGGGTGGTAGAACACGGGATGGCCGGGACGGTCGTATACGATGCGGCAGAGCCCAGACTACCTCGCGGAGCTCAACCGTATGGGTCAGAGGCTGAGCAGTTGGGCGCGTTGAATCGGATTAGCAGGGAGTGGTTATCCTTTGAGCGAAAGTACCCGGGGGCAATTCCGCATTATCCGCAACCGGATCGATTGTTTGTGCTTTCGTCGAACACAGGGATGGCGACCGTGGGTGGGGGCTCTGGGGCATTGCTCGTGCCCCCGCGGGACCTCTTCACAGAAGAGATAGAACAGCATCGCGTGTTTCAGCAGGAGGCGGGCCTCCGATATTCAGCGGCTAGGTCGGAACAGTGGGCAAGGGATGGTCTAAGACATGAGTTGGCCCATATACTCACCCGGGAAGAGTCAGAGGCCACCTGGTCACACCTCTTCGGGAGCTATGGGAAGGACTGGATTCGAAAGAACGTGTCTTGGTATGCAGGCATGATGCCGACGGAGTTTCTTGCGGAGTGCGTGACGTGGTATACAAGCGAGGCTTATGTGACAGGCACCTTGCCCGACGACATAGAGCAGGCTGTGCGAAAGCTACTATTTCACTAGGCGGCTGTATTGGATGCCGTGGTCGCCAGGGAAGGGTTGTAGATGGCTAACTTGGCCACTCGCGATGGATTCGGGTATACCATCAGGGAAGGCAGCGCAAGCGAAGTAGGCGATAGGCAACGGCATGTCAGGGCCCGTGTCTTCAAAGCGACAGCGGGGCAGCCGCTCCAGGTGGACACAGGTCCGGCACAACTCGGATATGGGTGGAAACGGTGGAATCGGCATATTTCTACCTCCTTAGACATTATACCGCACCTGGGGCAGGCGTCAAATGCATAGCGCGGTGATGAGCTGGCTCCTGGAGGTCAAGGGCAGGTTCCCGTCGATGTTCGAGGGCACCTCGGTGCTGGAGTGCGGCTCGTTTGACATCAACGGCTCGCCGCGGGTGCTGTTCACGGACTGCGACTACACGGGGGTCGATTGCCGGCCTGGGCCGGGTGTGGACGTGGTGGGCCTGGTCCATGAATTCGCGCCGGGCCGCCAGTACGACGTGGTCATCTCGACGGAGATGCTGGAGCACGACGCGCACTGGCAGGCGAGCCTGGCGACGATGGCCGACCTGGTCAAGCCGGGCGGGCTTCTGGCCCTGACGTTTGCCGGGCCGGGGCGCCGGCCGCACGAGATCGGGGTCGGCTCGGCGCCGGGGTACTATGCAAACCTGACGGCCGACGAGGTGGTGGCGTGCATCCTGGAGGCCGGGGTGTGGGCGTCCATTGAGGCCTACGAGGGGCCTGAGGACGTGTACATCCTCGGGATCCGGCCCCTGGCCGACACCAGCACTGCGGAGGGTGCGAATGGGATGCTCGAGGAAGGGCAGGCGCATTCTGCTGGCCATGGCGGACATGCACGCCGGGCACAAGCTCGGCCTGTTGAGCCCGGAGACGGTGCTGGTGCGAGAGACGGACGACGGGGAGACGGAGTACTGGACGCCGGAGCTGGGGGCGACGCAGCGGTGGCTGTGGGAGTGTTATGAGTGGTGCCTGGGAGAGGCGGGAGAGCTGGCGGGGGACGATGAGATTGTGGTGGTGCACTGCGGCGATGCGACGCAGGGGGATCGGCACGAGGGGGCGATGAAGGACGTGACGCGGGATGACCAGCGGGAGATCGCGCGGGTGAACCTGGCCCGGGCGGCGCGGATGCGGCAGGTGCTGGCGATGCGGCTGACGACGGGGACGGCGGTGCACGTGCCGGATTGTGCGGAGGCGCGGATTGCGGCGGCGTTGAACGGGAAGGACGGGGTTGAGGTGCGGGCGTGCCACCACGAGCGGTTGGGGGTGGACGGGGTGATTTTTGACGTGGCGCACCACGGCCCTCCGCCGGGGGTGAGAGACTGGCTGAAGGGGAACACGGCGCTGTACTATTTGAAGTCGGCGATCTACACGGACCGGCGGATGGGGCTGGAGCCGGCGCGGGCCTACATCCGGGGGCATTTTCACGAGTATGTGCCGGTGCCGTATGAGGACCTGTGGCATGGGGTGGACCGGCGCTACGATCTGACGGTGCTGCCGAGTTTTTGCGGGTTCACGGAACATGCCAGGAAGGTGACCCGGAGCAGCCCGCAACTGACGGTGGGGATGGTGGGGTACGAGATTGTCGGCGGGCGGCTGGTGGAGATCCATCCGCTGCGGAAGAGTGTGGACCTGCGGATGGAGGAGGAGCTGTGAGGGTGCCGGGGATGGATTCCCGCTTTCGCCGCTTTTGCG